ACGGCATCATCGTCTCAAGTAAGCAAGGCAGAGCGACGGCAACATCGAGCGTAATTGATTTTACCGGCGTGCTCTCCGGCGAGAACGTCATCATTTTGGGCGGCAAAGTGCTGGGCGTTTCGTGGAGTACCTACGATGTGAACAACCCCAGCAGCGGTGGGTGGACGGAATCGGTGGCGACTGTAGCAGGCGCAACTTTAGCGGTGGCTACTGGGTTCTCTGTTTGGCTTCAGATCGGATTTACGCCATCAACAGGCCAAGTAGTCGGTGCTCTCTCGACTGCGGATCAAGAGACGCTCACCGTCGTCGGCGGCACGGGTGGCGGTGGTGGTGGCGGCGGCGGCGGCGGATGCGGAGGCAAGACCACAGGCGGAGAAGGGGCAAATGGCGTGGCTGGAGGCAATGGGTCAAGCGGCTCTCCCGGCACTGGTGGCGGTGGTGGCGCCGCCGGAACAAACTCTCCACCTTCAGAACCAAAAAATGCAGGAGATGGAGGCCAAGGCGGGTACGGGGAAGGCGGCGAGGAGGGATTGCTTGTGCAATTTCAGAATTACACGAAGGCTGCCGCAAACATCCGAAAATGGACGGTATCGAGTGCGTCCTTTGTGGTGTCGGCCAGCAAGCCTTCTTCTAGTGCGACAACCGCCAACCTCCGACTTCTAACCCGATCCGGATCGACCATCACGCACCATCAAGTCGGCAGCGTGTTTATCAGCCTGCCGACTGTCACCTTCATCTAAGATTGACATCCATCGTGTTTTCATGCCGAACATCTTCGCGTTGACGCTTAAAGCGCAAAACAGCTATCCGGGCAACTCGGTCATTCCCTCCGCAACTCAGCAAGTGCCTGACTTGATCGTGCGTGAGGAGAGCTTGATCTCGGGGGTGTTTGAGGCTTATGGCAGCGGAGCAGTCAACACCCTGACGGTCAACTCAAGCTTTCAAATTAGCTCAGTCCTTAACGGTGGCACGGCTGCATTGCTTACCAATCCGATCACAAATGCCACTCTGGTTTTTAACAACCTAAAAGGCTTTTATGTGACCGTGACTCGCCGTGACCCTACTGTTGCGCCTGCGTCGGTGCAGCCAACGGCAACCGCGCCGTCAAGCTCTCTGGTTATTGGAACTGGCACCAAAACATTCACAACTCAAACAGGTCTAGCCTATGTGGCCGGGATGCGGGTGAGAGCGACTGACGTGGCAAATGCGGCAAACTACATGGAGGGAACTGTCACGAGCTACACCACGGGGACTGGGGCTCTTGTGATGGGTATTGATCGGGTCGGCGGGGCTGGCACTACGGTTGCAAGTTGGACATTAACCGGCATCGTTTGCGCTCAGCTTACGGCAACCGATTTTTGCGGGCTTACAATGTCTCCAGCAATCTCGATTCGCGAAAACGGTTCATTCCTTTACAACGCTGCGTCGGCTGTAAAAACAGCTAACGGAAATGTTTTGAGTGTTTTCCTTAATGGAACAACCGGACTCAACGTCAACATCTTGGTTCTAGGCTCTTAATCTTATGCCATCCACATTCAAACTTTCCACGCTGCTCCAAAACTCCTACGCAGCCAGCGCCGTCCGCGCTCCCATCCGGCATTCGGTGCCAGAGATTAACGTATCACTTGCGGATCAGTGGAGTGTTGCGGCTGAGTTCACTGCCAATTCTGCCGGAAACATCACGATCGGCTCAGGCGTGTTGTCGATCACGGTTAACGGTGTCGCGCAGCTTGATCCAATCACGCGCGCAACCATCATCCCTGCTCGGGTGCTGGGCTATATCATTTCGGTGGCAGGCCCAGCCAATGGTTCCGTTGCGGTTGCCTGCTCGGCATTTGGCAAAATCACGTTCACATCAATCAATGTCGGCGTCGGCGGGGTGCTTAACATTTACAACCCGAACGCGGGTAACGCTACCGCTGCTGAAGCCTTGACCATCACACCTTCCGGCGTGGGGTATACGGTCAGCGTTGTCGCCTATGGCTCCGCCAACGTGCTGCCATAACCATCCGATACTGCGCTCGGTAGCGTGCGAAATCATAGTATCGCATGCCGGTTCGACTCCGGCGCAGTAGCCATTGACAGACGGAATGCGATCAAGACATGGAACCTGTCACGCGCGAACAACTTCAGGACTTTGAGTCAAAACTCAAGATCCTCGACTTAGTGGTCAAACTAGGCTGGGCGCTGCTTGTCGGCGCCTTTATGCTGGGCACATGGGTGGCGGCAATCCAGATCGCGATTAACAGGCAAACGGAATCGCTCAGGGACGTGAAGGATGCAATTGGCGCGACGAACACCACAGTCCGCAATCTGGAGATCAAAGACAGCGCAGACACGCAACTGCTTCGGTCGATAGTGGAGAAGCTCGACAAAATTGACAACAAGCTCAATCCGTAATGCCTGCACCCGGACATCCAATTTTTGGCAAGAAGCCAGAAGTCCGGCGCGCGGAAGATCTAGCGGGTAGGCCGGTCATCAAATCAAACATCATCCACGCTACGACCATGAAATGGCTATCAAACAAGCTCCTGCCGTTTCTCTTAAACTGGAAGACAACGCTGGCCGGGGTGGCTCTTATTTTGCACGGATTGGGCGCTGTGGTCGATGCGCTCTTGCAGGTGACCGATGGAGTGCCTCTGACTCTGGAAGGGCTGCAACTGGCAACTGGTGAGATTATTGCGGGCGCTGGTTTGATTGCTGCGCGGGACGCTAACAAATCGAGCCAAGATTCTAAAGTGCGATGAAAACCATTCTCCTTATCCTCGCGCTTGGATCGTGCTCGTGTGTCAGTATCCAGCAGATGCCGGACGCATCGCTCTTCCCGGACAAGAGCGAGGACTGGCGCGACGGCTTCAAGGCAGGGATGATGGAAGGCTTGCTTTTGTCGGTGACACTTGCTTGGTAAGCGTATGAAATTCTTCACATGGTTCAAATCACTCTGGCATCGCGACGCGGTTGCTAAGGCCACCGAAACTGCGCGCCTGCTTGTCGCTGGCTTGTCGAACGAGCAATTCCAAGTCATCGTGGACAACGTAACGCTGGCCAGCAAGATGCCGGTGTCCGGACTCGATAAAGCGATGCGGGTGCGGGAGATTATCACATCTCCGCGCTTTACTCTCACGCACGGTACACCGCCCTGGGTGCAGCAGGGGATCGACTTCGCCAGCGTTATCGTGCAGCTCGCGTGGGTAGTGGCAAAACTCACCAAGCGCATCTGATGCCAACACTCCAAGCACTACTGCACGTTGCGTTCTTCGCTCTCATGATTGTATGCTGGTTTTTCATGCTTGGCTGGATTCTGAGTTCTTTTTCCCCATGACCAAGCGCGACATCCAACTCATTCAGGAAAAGATTGGCGTTGTTCCTGATGGCGTGTGGGGGCCAAAGTCACGAGCTGCTTGTCAGAAGCATCTCGACCGCCTGCGGCCAGTACCGGTGCAGTGGCCGATGCAGGACGACCAGTCACTCATTGCGTTTTACGGCCAACCGGGGGACGAGAACAATCTGGTCAATCTGTCGGTCTCCGACCTCGGCGTGCACTACGAAGGGCAAGCGGTAAAGACCATACGCTGCCACACGCGGGTCGCATCCAGCCTACATCGCGTGCTAACCGCGATCAGCAAGACACATCCGCACGTGCTCAAGCAGTACGCGGGCTGTTTTAACGACCGCAACATGCGCGGAGGATCGCGCAAGAGCTTGCACGCGTGGGGTGCAGCGATTGACTTAATGGCAGGATCAAACGGCAATAATACCGCCTGGCCGACCGACGCATCCATGCCGCTGGAGGTCATGGAGTACTTTGCTGATGAGGGCTGGTTGTCGGGAGGCGCTTATTGGAGCCGCGACAGCATGCACTTCCAAGCCACACGATGACAATTTCCATCATTCCAACCACCGACGACCTTGGGCTGACTCCGGTCTTTGCGACTACGCCATTGGTCCTTACGGCGCCGATTCCCGCTAGTGGTCCGGCGATGGCATCGTATCGCATGGAGTTATGGAAGCGACCATACGAAAGCGCGGTAGCCGGCGCTCTTCCGCTGGCTTCAACGGCTGGCATCGTGGCCGGGGCCAACGTGACGTTTACGTTCAGCGCGGCACAGATGGACCAAACGCTGAACAATCAGATCAACTCCAACAATTTTTGGATCGTCATCGGTGGGCTTGATACAAACGGATTCCCATACTCGCTGCGCGCAGGCAATCTAGAGATCAAGCCATCCGCTCTATCCTTGCAGCCAGACACGTCCATCACGTTCACAGTGGTCAACGGCGTGGCTTCTTACGTTTTTAGCGGAACAACATACAGCTTTGACGTGATTGCTGGCGCAGCCACAACTTCCACCGACTACCGGGTGATTAATGATGTCGCGTCGTTTGTGTACAACGGCATCCTCTACAGCTACGATGCGGTTCTTGACCCGACATTCGGACCGATTGACACGAGTGTCGTCGTTATCGACGATATGCTAGTCGTCACGGCCAATGGTCAGAGCTATTCCGTTCCAGCCGTCATTACGAATCCTTAAATGAGCACTGTTACCACTTCCACCAACGTCGCAATTATTCAGCGCAATTCCTCCGGGGACAACGCCTGGGTGAACGTGCTGGGCAGCACCAACGCTAACAAGGCGCTCGGGTTTTCCTCTGTGGGTGCGGTCACAGCTTTGAGCGTGCCATTGCTGGCGTCGGCCAACACGTTCACGGCGGCCAACACGTTTAGCGCGCTGCAAACTGTAGCGGTCACAAGTGCAGCATCAGGTGCTGACTTGCTATATCTAGGCAGAAGTGGCGAAACTACGGATGGAACAAACCAACAGGTTCGTTTTATTGCTGGAAATGGCCCAGCGGAAGGGAACGGTTTTCTTTTTGGTCATTATTCCAGAACTTCTGGCGCGCAAACAGCAAAGAATTATCAGCGTTTTTACGATACAGGGATCAGTTTTGAATCAGCGGGACTCGATAAGATTTTAGACATTAATACCACGCTTCAAACAATCTCGATTTCGGGCGCAGTCCACACTGAGGCATTTGCTAAGGTTCACATCGGTGGAACATTTTTGACAAGCCTGTACAACGACGTTCGCTCGGTGCGAGTCAGTTCAGTTGCAGAGCTTGGGCCGGGCTGGTCGTTTTGCAATTATGATGCGCAGGGCATCACGACCGGGACGCAAAACAATGACCACATTGCAGGATTTCAATCAAGGCCGAGGCATGAATGCAGCGGCACGCTAAACAACTATTACGCCTTTGTCTCAATCCCAGTTACCAGCGGCGGGCTAACCACTAACGTCTACGGGTTTTACGCCTTTGACACTACTGGCTCAACCCGCCCAACGAATCAATATGGCCTTTATGTCGCACCTTTAAGCAAAGGACTGACGACCAATCTGGCAGTTTATACCGCCGGTACGACCCCATCGCTTTTTGGCGGGAACATCACGGCCCGCGCATTTATCGGCACAGACGCAGCCATTGCTGCTGCTGCGATTGATTGGGCCACGGGCGCCAGTTTCACAAAAACGCTCTCGGCCAGCACGACGTTCACTTTTGCCAACTCCTTGCCGGGTCAGGAGATCCGAGTTGCGATCACCAACACGGCGTCCAATTACACAGTCGCATGGCCAGCATCACCGACCTTGAAATGGTCAGGCGGATCAGCACCAACGCAAACGATTGGAGCCAAGACTGACGTGTACACCTTTGTAAACATCGGCGGCGTGATTTACGGATCAGTTGTTCAGAACTACTAATTTAAGCCATGGCCACACTTTACTCAGACACTCTCGCCGCCGGTGTTACCAGCACCAACATTACGGTCGTCCAAGGCACGATCGTCGGCATCCAAGCGACGCAGCCGGTCTACGTCCTGGCCTCTAATGGCGCACTCATTGCAGAGCTTGGCGTCAAGGACGCGGCCAACATCATCCCGACTAATGCGACTATTACAATCAAAGCGAAGGAGCTTAATACCGCATCCAGCGTGATCACGGTCATCGGTCAATAACGCATGACATCAAACCTCACATCATTCATCGCTCCGGCGCTCCCGGTGCAGATTCCGGTGGCGTACTCGCCCACCGATGAGCTGCTGATGATGATTGGTGCGACTCTCGGAGGTGCGGCGCCACCAGCACCCACGTATCATGTACTGGTCGAAGAAGGGGCTTCCCACAAAGTGCTCTATCACGGGCCGGGCGACCTCGTAGTTTCTCAATAATTCTTTACCATGGCCAATCAAACTCTTCTGCAATTTACAACCAAGACGTTAGTCGAGGATGCCGACTGGGTGTTCGTGTGGGACACGGCGGGCGCTATCTCGAAGAAGGTGAGCCGGAATAGCCTGCTCAATAGCGGCACTCTCGCGACCTCCGCTCCCGTGACGATCAGCCAGACGTGGAATGACGTGGCGCAAACGTTCACGGCGTTAGTGGTGAATGCGGCTGGATCGAGCGCGGCGAACAGCGCGAATGGTTCTTTACTTTTGGATTTACAAGTTGGAGGGGTAAGTTATGTTAAAATAGGAAGAAATGGACTAATTTCAATCGCCGATTCTGTTGGTAGTGGTGGTATCATCTTTCGTCCCGGAAATACCGGGAGCGGAGGCATCGGATATTTAAGCGGAGGAGGTTATGGAGTATGGGCAGGTGCGGGAGCAGCTATTGGGTTCTCAACAGGTGCTGCGCTTATCGGATCAATTCAAACAGCATTATATACTGACGGAGCCGGACAACTAGCCCTCCGCAACTCCACGGCGGCGCAGACGTTCAATGTTTATGGGACGTATACGAGTGGCACTTCTTATGAGCGGCTGACGCTGAGTGCTCCAACCTCAGCCAATGCCATCATCGGCACCAACAAAGGCAGCGGCGGCGGGACTGCGCGTGGGCTTGACTTGCATACTGACGGCGCTGCACGCTGGACTATCTCGACGGCTGGGCACTTACTAGGAGCCGCCGACAACACCTACGACATCGGAGCGAGCGGTGCGAACAGGCCGAGGAATGTTTATGTGGCAAACAATGTGACTGTCGGCAACACAATATCTGTAGCAATTTGTGATGTCACTGCTATACGTTTAGCCTCCAACGGAAGCGGTTCTGTTATTCGTCAAGATTCTAACGGGATCATACGGCTATCAAATAACAATGAAACAGATTTTAACCGGCTACAATTTGGAGGAGCTGCTGATACCGCTCCCGCGATCGCACGCGATGGCGCAGGCATCAAGTTCACGGGCGCAGCGGCAGGCTTAACATCGCACATCAAGGTGCCAGCGGTTGCGGTCGGATCGCTTCCCGCCGCCGCCACCGCAGGCGTTGGCGCGCGCGCTTTTGTGAACGATGCGCTTGCTCCTGTTTTTGGAAGCACGGTAGCCACTGGAGGTGCAGTCGCCGTGCCAGTATACAGCGACGGCTCCGCTTGGAAAGTCGGCTAACCCAACCAACACACACTTTTACCATGCCAATCGAACCTGAATCACCAATCGTCGTCCCCGCCGTTCCCGAGAAAACTTACACGGAGCAGTGGGTGTACAACCTCGTCGTGCACGCGCCGACGCTTACCACCGGCAACGTGCGCATCGAGCTGCTGCCTTACGATCCGACCACGCAGGAGATCGGACCGGGCACGCTCAATCAGCCGGTGTATACCGATCAATTGTGGCAAGCAATCAACGAGGTGCCAGAAGTGGCCATCGCGTTCGATGCCGTCATCAACTGCGTCGGCCCGTTACGCTCCTGGATTGAAGCGCAGGCTGCGCTTCCGCCTACTGAATAGCGGCTTGATTTGCCTCCCTTCCGCTTCATCCTAGCCTCTCTATGGAACCAACCGCATCACTCCAACTGACGGAAAAAGAAGCCGTCGCACTCTCAAATCTGCTCGATGTCGCGGTCAAGGCCGCTGGCATCCAGTCCGCCGCACCAGCCGCTCACCTGCATCAAAAGCTCTTTGATGCGTGTCAAATCTTCCGCAAGGAGGAGGCCGCACCACTAGTTGATGCTGAGGTGGTGAGCTAAGCAAACGCCTTCCGCTCGGAGCCGCTTCCGGGGCCGTTTCCGGGTGAAGTGACCCGCATCTCTTTCACGAGGGATGCGGGTTTTTTGTGTGATTTTGCTTTTTGTTGTTGACGGCGTGGTCAAAGCCTCTACAACTGACCACATGCAGAACGACGCATTCCTAACCCTCCGCATTACGCAAGAGCTGCGGGAGAAGCTCAAGGCCGCAGCCGCCGAGGTCAACATGCCTCTCTCGGTCTTTCTGCGGATCGTGCTATCCCGCATCGTTAAACAACCATAACCCAATATGAAACCACAACCCCACCGCAACATGGCGCAGGTCTACACCGCCGCCGCATCACGCCGGCGCCGGATGCTGCGCGACGCCAAGAGCGAAGCCGCGCACTGGTACAAGAACAATCCGGACGACGGGCCGGGCGGGTGCATGTGCATCCTGTTTATCTCGATCGTGGCCGTCATCGTCTATGCGTCACTGTTCTTTTGCTGGATATGAGGCGGTACGTGTACCACAACAAACGATTCAAGGTCGTCATTCTCACGACTACAGGGCGCATCCTGACCAAGGAATACGCAGCCATCAACGGCGGAGCAGCACGCAAGAAGGCGCTAATGCCAAACGATGTCGAAAGGATTTTAGCAGTCGAAGAAATACACGAACAACACCAACCAAAATGAAACACTACAAAGCAAGCGTACAAACAGAGAGCGGCGCCGTCATCAACCTGACCGTCAAATCACCCGACGAGCGGCTGGCGCTCGCATCGGTCAAGCGCAAAGACGGCATCTTTCGGGTGCTCTCGATTGCCGAGTGCCCGGCGCCGGCTAGTATGGCCACTGCAAACAAGAGGTTCTTTGTCGTCCTGGCCAAAAACATGGCGGGCAACCACACGGAGATCTTTGTATCGGCTACGTCCCAGAGCAACGTCCGCACCAAGATGGAGATGCACAGCCAATGTGCGCAGATCGTCCGCATCACTGAGACGTGCGAGAGCGACTGGCTCAACCGCAAACAGAAAACTTTGGTCTAATCGGTGAGAGGACCTTAACGCCAAGGGGGAACAAACCTCCTATATTGCGAGCGACCCGGCGCTCTGGCTATCCGCCGACCGGGAATAATTTTGGGAACGCTTGGAATTTGGCGGGGCAGGGCACGGCCCGGCGCGGCTTGAGCCTGGCAAGGAATATGGCGGGGCGAGGCTTGGCCCGGCAGGGCCTGGCGCGGCACGAGCAAGGAACTTGGGCTGGCGTCACAACCAGCAAACACACACACACACGGAACACGGTAACAACACAACAACACTAAAAACATGTATCAGAAAAACTACGCAGTCACACTCACAGGAGCCACAGACCTCTTGATGCACAGAGACAACATCGACTTTGGCGCCAAGACACGCGCATGGCAGAAAGATCCTGCTAACAAAAAAATGTCAGTGGCCGGAGACGACCGCTCGCCCGCATGGAGCTGGCTCTCGTGCTTGTACACGTCCGGCGGGCAGGTCGTCATCGACAGCGACAACATCATGTCGATGCTGCGCGACGGCGGAAAGAAGTGCTCGGCGCCGACAGGCCGGGGCTCGATGAAGGCCCAAACGCAGTCAGGCATCATCTGCAATGAGATCGGCTGGCCGATCACCCTGGCCGATGGCCGCAACATCGACAGCAACGCGCTACTTGCCATGGTCAAGGAGAGCGAGTTTGAAGAGCATGAGAAGGCGGCACAGGAAGCGGGCTTCGTGCTTTTCGTGAAGCGTGCTCGGGTCGGCACATCCAAACACGTCCGTGTTCGTCCGCGCTTCTCCAACTGGTCAGCCAGCGGAACGCTCACTGTGGTCGATCCAAGCATCACGCAGGAGATGTTGCAGCACATCCTGACCTTTGCTGGATGCTTCTGCGGGGTGGGCGATTGGCGGCCATCCTCACCGACACCCGGCCAGTTCGGGCGCTTCACCGCAACCATCACGAAACTTCCTTAACCACTACCCACATGACCCTAGTCACAGGCATTCCCACGAAGATCGACGTAAACAAGTTGATGGATGCGATCAAGCCACTACAGGAAGGAGACCTTTTCTCTTACGACTCGATCGCCGAGACCATTGGTGTTCAGCGCACCAACAAACGCTTCCAGTCCGTTATGGGTGCATTCCGCAACCGCTTGATGCGAGAACGCAACATCTATCTCGTGTGTGAACCACGCGAAGGATACCGCTTGGCCGATCCGGACCGCCGCATTACGGTGGCCGCCAACAAGGTCACCTACGGCAAGCGCATGATTTTCCGGGCGAGCAGTCTGGCAATGACAACAGACACCAACCGCCTGACCGGAGAGAACCGCAAGCTGCAACAGCATCTGGCAACGCTGCCAATCCGCATGAAGCTGGCCGCATTGACCGCACCAAAGGAGATCGACTAAAATGACAAGCCCGGAGGCATTATTCGGAGCGGTGCCTTTCGGGCGCGTGGATTTTGGCGTGGCGGGGCGCGGCTTCGCACGGCGGGGCATGGCCGGGCATGGGCGAGGCGAGGAATTTGGCCTAGCGAGGCACGGCGGGGCAAGGCAAGGCCAGTCGTGGCGCGAGCGAGGCATGGATTGTGGCGAAGCACGGCGAGCCTTGGCAAGGCCCGGCGAGGCAAGAGCAAGGCATGGAACACGGCAAGGCAGCGTTGGGCACGGCAGGACTGGGCACGAGCGAGGCTTGGCATGGAATGTGGCGAGTCCGGGCAGGGCACGGCACGGCGCGGCCTGGCATGAGCGGGGCAGGGAATATGGCAAGGATCGGCACGGCGCGGCTGGGCGCGGCATGAGCGATGCTCGGCAAGGAACAAGGGCGGGCACATCCGCAAGCACAACAAACCAACACAACAACATGGACAGCGAATCACTACACTCCAACGCACTCATGAACTACGCCGGGCTACTTTACTCGGCATATATGCGCGAAGCACGCGCGCACCACAACATGACCACACCTACCTGGGCGGACTTTGTGTGCGACCCGCTTAACAAGATCAGCGTCTTTTGCTGGGTCGAGGTGGCGCGGATTGCTCTGAAGATCGAGACGGAGGTGCGAGATGCGCAGCTATGAGCGACCAACCCCAACCCCAGACGTGCAGCGATTGCGTGAACTTTTGGAAAAGTGACGCTTCTCCACTCGGTAGATGCACTGTCCCGCTTCCTTGGTGGGCCGACCACGCGCTGGAGCCGCTGAACCGGAAAGGCGATGAGGAGGAGTTCTGCGAATGCTTCGAGCCAAAACCATGACCACAGCAACACCACGCACTGATGCCGTCTGGAAAGCAAACACCGACATCGAAGGCTGTATAACCAACATCGAGCCGATTTACGTTGAGATGACCAAGATGGAAAGCGAGATCAGCTTTTTGCGCTTCCGGTTGCTAGTGTTGCAATGCAAGACCGGACCGGCGACGACTCAGAAATACGCACTTTACTAGCCATGAAAAAATACGCATTAACCCCACGCACCTTGGCTGTGTACGAAGAATTTGTAGCTACAGACCGCAAGTTTAGTAAGGCTGACGGAACCTACGACGGCCTTAAAATCTGGTGTGTCATGGAACAACTAGAGCACGAAAACATTTCTCTTCGAGCACTTCTAAAAGAAGCTCTATCTAAAATCCCGCATGACGACTAAACAAGCACTCATCGACCTCCTGCTTAAGCAGCAGGAGACCATCAACCTCCTGCGGGACACGGCCAGGCACAACTACCGGATGGATTCCAAGGCCATCGAGCTGACCAAAGCGTGGGGAATTTACTGGAAAAAGCGCGCCGAGAAAGCAGAGGACGAGCTAAGCGAGATTTTTCGGTAAAACACAACAATCACAACCATGAACACAACCACAGAACACCCATTCACGCCGTTCCCGAAGATGGCCCGCTTGCAACGCGAAGTCATCATCACCGAGAAGATCGACGGCACCAACGCGCAGATCTACATCACGGACGACGGCAGAATGTTGACCGGCAGCCGTACCCGGTGGATCACTCCCGAGGACGACAATTTTGGATTCGCCGCTTGGGCACGAGACCACAAGGACGAGCTGATGCAGCTCGGACCGGGGCATCACTTTGGTGAGTGGTGGGGTCGAGGCATCCAGCGCAACTACGGCCTCGACGAGCGCCGCTTCAGCCTGTTCAACGTGGCCCGCTGGTGCCTGCATGGTGAGACACCGAAGCCGATACCGACCGCTGACCCGCGCATCGTTAAAATGCAGGACGTGCTCCCGGCCTGCTGCCACGTAGTCCCGATCCTAAGGCGCGGAATCAATATCACAACAATGGCCGACTCCGCATTACATGAGCTAAGTGAGCGAGGCAGCGTAGCCGCGCCCGGATTCATGCACCCAGAAGGCATCGTGGTGTTTCATACCGCCGGGAACGTCGGATTCAAAATGACCTTGGACAACGACGGAGTTCCAAAATCCTCTTTGAAATCATGAGCATCGAGAATCTGCCACCGTGCGTGACCTGCAAGTTTTGGTCACCAGACGACGAACATAAAATCTCTGGCTGGTGCAACCACCATCAAATCCTCGCAGACTCTTACGAGAGCTGTGAGAGTCATAAGCCTGTGATTACAAGCAAAGTCATGACCTCAATACCCATCAAAGAAGCCGTGCGTGCGGCTATCTATTTCGCAAAATACAAGGAGTCCAACCTGTCGGAGTATTGCTGGTCGTCCGACAAAATGGAACGCGAAGTAACAGAGCAAGACGAGCTGCGCGGACACGCGCAACTAGCAGCCGCCGCCCGGATTTTGGCTGCCGAAGTCGAGAGGCTAACCAAGGAGCTACAACCATGACCAAAACACCTCAAGAGCTGGCCGCATACCTTCGCAAAGCAAACATTTGGAGGCGTAGCAACATAGACGATCCAATGCCAGAGCCGACAGAGCTAGGCGAAGCGATAGATCAAGCGATTGCTATTTTGGAACAGCAGGCACAACCCCAGCGAATTGCTCGCTCGAATTGCTGCGGAGCGCGCGCCGTCACTGCGGGCAAGCCGGGATCAACTCAATGGCATGTATGCCCTCATTGTTGCGAGCCATGCGACGTATATTATCACGACAGTAAACCAACACAACCACAATGAACTGGCAACCATTTGAAACCGCGCCGCAAGACAGGCAGTTCCTCGGAGCATGGGGATCAACCGAAGGAGAAATACATGGCTACGACGTTTATAAATACATCGGAAACGGAGTCTATGAATCGATGAACGCTAGTGATGATCGGCTCCCCACCTACTTCTACAAAATCTTCGGCTGGATGGACATCCCAAAATTTGATCTATAATGAAAACCACCTACAACGCAATCGTCGCCATCGACATACAAAATCGCATTGGCCGCAACGGCAAACTTCCCTGGAGCAGTCCGGCGGACATGCGGCACTTTGCCAGCCGCACCAGATACGCAACCGTCTTGATGGGCCGCAAGACCTTTGATTCTCTGCCTAAGCTGCTAGAGTATCGTCACCACGTGGTTCTAAGCAGAGACGTAAGACCAAACAGCAAAGACGTGACCTTTGTCACGGGCACAGAGGGCGCGCAGACTGCCTGTGCGCGCAGGGGCGGAAACGTCTGGGTCATTGGTGGCGCTGAGATCTACCGGCAATTCCTTCCGCTGTGCGAGTCCATTGTCGTCACGCACATCCCTCACTGCTTTAACACGCCGCACGAGTCGGACGTGTTCATGCCGGAGTGGGAGGACCAGTTTACTTATGGTGTTTCCGAGAAGCACGATTCATTGCGACTCGTGCGCTACTGGCGCGGCCAAAGCGTGGAGGACAAAGTGATTGAGCAGATTCGGGCGCGACAGGCAGCCGGCGCTTTGAAGTACGGCACCACAATGCGGCGTGACGACCTGAGCGTGGGCGATTGGATGCAGCACGCTAAAGAGGAGATGCTGGATGCTGCAATTTACTTGCAGAAGTTGCAAGACGTTCAGGCTCAGCTTAAGCAATAGACTTTCCCTCCCGCAAAAACAACACAACACCAGAACCAGAACCAAGAACAAAACCATGAACGAGCTAATTCTAAGCACAAAATCACGCGAATACGCGCCTCACCCTATAACGCAGGGACTTATTAAAGGCGTCATCGTGGACGTGACACCACTGAAAATGATGACCACGAAATTTGGAGACAAGAACATCTTCAAGATTGTCTACGAGACCGAGCACATCGACACAAATGGCCGCTGCGGGCTTATGTTCAGCGCACCCTACAGTCCAAGCCTGCATGAGAAATCATCGCTCAGGCGCGATCTAAAGAAGATCCGTGGCCGTGACCTAACAGCCGAGGAAGAGCGAGAGTTCCGCCTTGAAGAAATTCTAATGGGCTTCGCAGTCCAACTCATCGTCACGCATGAAGAGAAGGGCGACCGGACGTATGCGCAGATCAGCTTCATGCAGCCAGACAAATCCGGCGAGCCGCTGAAGCCGTCCGGAAGTTACGTGCGGGTCAAGGACAGGCCCGACAAGGAGGCAGGCGGCACCTATAAAAAAGCATCTGAACCACAAGATGACGATTCTGCAGGCCGGGAGGACTGGCAGAAAGTGAAAGTGCACATTGGTAAGTACGCAGGCCAGGAAGTCGGAGACCTGCCAGCGGATGCGATCATGGCACTTCATGACAAGTGGATTCCAAGCATCGACCCGGTGAAGCCAAAAGCCGATGACAAGCGGCTCGACGCAGCAATTAAGCAGGCCGTGGCAATTCTTAACGCTCAACCTCAAACCACCGAGCTATTTTGAAAACCTGCCTATTTGACATCGAGACCGGCGCATTGCCGCTGGAGCAGATTGAGCACCTGTGCCCGGAGTTCAAGGCGCCGGCTAATTACAAGGACGCGGCCAAAATCGCCGAGAACATTGCCGAGCAGAAAGTCACATGGGTCGAGCGTGGCGCCTTGTCCGCCTTAACCGGGCGGGTGCTGGCAATCGGGCTGCGCACGGATGGCGTTACAACCATACTGCAGGACGAGGACGAGGCCAAGAATCTGCGCGCGTTCTGGGCGTGGCTGGAAGACCGAGTGCGGGAACGGCGGGCGGTTGTCGGATTTAACTCTAACAAGTTCGACATTCCGTTCCTTACGCGCAGGAGCTGGGCACACGGTATCGCCATCCCGTCCGGCGTTTTCATGACTCGCGGCTACGTGAATCAAAGCGTGTTTATTGACCTAGCACTAGAGTGGCAATGCGGAGATCGGATGGAGTGGGTCAAGCTGGACACAGTTTGCCGCTTCTTCGGTCTTTCCGGAAAGAACGGAAATGGCAAGGAGTTTGCCGGGCTATGGGTAAACGACAGGGCTAAGGCTCTAGAGTACCTAAACAATGACATGGCCATCACGGCAAAAGTGATGGAGCGGATGCTCAGCATCTCCGAGGCGCCGACGCCTGCACCCGTGGCCGCTGACCTCGACTACTAGGCCATGACCATGAAAGAAATCGCGGCTGCTCAAGCAGCCGCTGCGGCGGACGCTCAAAAAAAAACGCCGCCGCTCGTTTTGGGCGTCTTGCATCCCGTCCCGTCAAGGCCGAGGGAGTTACCGACACGACCAGAACGACCACCTTCGCACCAGTTGCCATGCGAAGACGATCGACTGCTAGCGACCGAGAATCTAACCGACGTGATTCCCAACTTCCCGCCCAGGAGCAGCGACGGGGAGAAACTGTGGAATCAAGCCTGCCTCCTGCCTCACAGCAATCTGGGGATTATTATGGCACATTCGAGCCAGACCGCGTGGATCGCGTGTTGTCGGATTGGGAAGCCGCCATTGCTTCTCTTTCCACTTCCGATGCTGGGCCGCCTTCCAGAAATTCCGCTCGACCCGCTGGTTTCACCGGAACAGTGACGATGGCAGAAATCGCATGGGTCCATCAAGTCAACAAGAGGATGGATTTCATACCTGACGCTTATTGCCCGACCTGCTGGGTACGGTGGAATAAGCAACTTTGGCCGTCCTCGTGCGTGTGCACGGGGGCGGTTTCTTTGCAGTTCAGTATTCCACGACTTTAACATGACACTCGAAACAACACTATTACCAACCGAAATCATACTCGACGCCAGCCAGCAATCAGCAGTCAACACGATGCATCGCGGCAGCAACGTCTTTCTCACAGGAAACGCTGGCACAGGGAAGAGCACGGTCATCACGCAGTTTATCGCCGGAAACAAAAACTCGATCACGGTGACGGCCACCACCGGCATTGCCGCACTCAACCTGCGTGACCAGCTTTACGCAAATTCGGGCGTCAGCATGATCGCAAACACGATCTATCGGTGGTCTGGCATAGGACTTGGGCCGCAGCCGCATGAAGATGATGAACAATGCTGGGATCGACTTTGCTCGGAAATGTCGAAGCCTCCGCTTAGCATCTCAAGGAAGAATGCCTTTGAACGCATTAGAAAGTGCGAATGCTTGATCATTGATGAGATCAGCATGTTGCCTGGCCGAACGTTTCAGTTTTTGGAGTTCTTGTGCCGCAAGCTGCGCGGCAACAATTACGCATGGGGCGGCATTCAAGTGATCTGCGTTGGCGACTTCCTGCAACTGCCGCCAGTGAGCAAGACAGGGAAGTACGACTGGGCTTTCCTGAGTTCATCATGGAAGATGACGGATTTTGAGCACGTCGTGCTTCAGAAGATTCACCGACAGGACAATGACGTGTTCAAAGATCTGCTGAACAACGTGCGCGTCGGCACGATCCAGCCGCGTCACTCCGAGATCATGGCAAAGCGTGTGGCGCGTTTTCCGCGCGCTGATCTCCTCAGACTTTTTACGCACAATGTGCAGGTCGATAAGTACAACAACATGATGCTCGAAGGCATCGAGGAGCCATTGCACTTGTACCGCATGAGCAACAGCGGCCATGCAGCCTGCGACTGGATGATCAAAAACATGCTGACGCCTGAAAAGCTGCAACTGAAGGTCGGAGCACGAGTCATGGTCACGGCTAATCTGACAGAGAAAAACAGCGGTGGAGCATTAAGGGCCGTTAATGGAAGCCTAGGCACGGTGTGCGACTGCGAAAGCGACGAAGTAACGGTCGAGCTGGACTCCGGAGACTTCCTGCATGTAGACGATTACAAATGGAACATCGACCCAAGCGACGACAAGCAAGGCTGGGTCATGCAAATACCGCTCAAGCTCGCATGGGCGGCCACCATCCACAAAAGCCAAGGGCTCAGCCTCAATTCTGCACTGATCGACGTTCGAGCAACACGAGAGCCGGGGCAGACATACGTCGCACTCAGCCGGGTGCGCTCTCTGGCCGGTTTGTATTTAAAGGACGTTTTCAAAGGCGTCTGGGTATCGCAGGAAGCCATTCAGTTCACAAAATCCATTTCACAGTCATGATCACTACCGAAAACACACACCCGCAGGAAGCCGAGGTTGCAGGCACAGCCGAAGCGCAGATCACATGGTTTCCGGAGGCAACGGCGGTCACGCCGGTTCGCACTGGATCGCTGCAGGAATACATCCACCAATGCAGGAGCGGCACGTATCAAGACATCGTGTTGAAGATTAGGCAGGCAGCAGCCGCAAACGAGACCGCCAAAATGGGGATGCTTAAAAGGCGGCTGCCAGCGGCCACCTTGTCTTGCAGTATGGTCAGCCGCTCCAAGAACGCGCCAATACGGGCACGCACGCACAGCGGCTGGTTGCAGTGCGACTTTGACGGCAAAGAGAACCTAGGTCTACTGCAGGACGAAATACGGGCACGCCTGCAGGGCGATCCACATGTCGGCGCCGTGTTCGTCGGGCCAAGCGGCGTTGGCATCAAATGCGCAGTTCGGATCGACGGCAGCCGGCACCTTGCCAGCTTCAACAGTGCCAAGGAATACTTCGCCAAAGAGTACGGCCTGCAACTCGATAAAGCCTGCAAGGACATCGAGCGCCTGTGCTTTTTATCGTTTGACCCGGAGGCATGGTGTCGTCAAGGCGGGACGAAGGTGTTGCCAGTGACGGAACAGGCGGAAAAGGAAGTGGTTCGAGCTAAGCCGGTCAATACAGATTTAACACCATTTGCAGCCGAGCAGCACGATATGAGCATCTCGGACGTTCGGGAGATCCTGACGTATCTGCCGAAGCGGCCAGATTACGATACGTGGCTGCGGGTTGCATCTGGGGTGTTCAGTGTGCTACCGCTTGGGGCCGCATGTGCAGTGTTGAACGAGTGGGCGCCGGAGGAGCACCCTGGGGAGTACGAGAAGAAGCACAAGAACCGCCTGAAGAACGTCACGATCCGGACGGTCATTCACTACGCACAGCAGCACGGGTTTGACGCACGAGCAGCAGCAAAGCGCAAGACGTGGATGGGCCGCCTGCTTTTCGGTGACACAGGTGCCTCGCACTCGGATCTGCTGGAGGGAGATCCGGCGCCACCGGATCTGACCGAGGAGGAAAGGCAGGTCGTAGGCGAGGACGGCGGCATGGACTTGGAAAGTGTCCTCAAACTTTACACTCGGGAACAAGTGGGTGATGCAACGGTCTTTTTACGCAGCGGCTGCAATGACTTTGCATACGACCCGTTGTCGCAGGTTTGGCGGAAGTACGCAGAGAATACCGGGCTCTGGACGAAGGACAGCGTGGGGAGCACGATTCACGATATGTCCGCACGCATCATCTCAGCCTATGATGTGTTGATCAGTACAGCGGAGGCGGAGGCCAAAGCGGCCAAGAACAAGGAAGTGACGAAAGCCAACATGGCCGAGATCCAGCAGATGCGCCAACGCTGCGGGAGTTTGCAGAAGGCACCGTACATGGCAAACGTGCTCGGACTGGCGCAACGCTTTGATCGGTTGTGCAGGCCAGCAACCGAGTACGACCAACATAGGCACTTACTGGGGCTCAAGAATGGCGTGTGCGTGGATTTTCGAGAAAAGAAGGTGAGGCCAACCGAACGGACCGACCTGCTTAGCGTTGCGTGTCCGGTCGTCTACGATGCTGACGCAACGTGTCCGTACTTTGATGCGTTTATCGAGCGCGCATTCGGTGGAGACGCGGACATGATCGAATACTGGTGGCGAATTGTCGGATACAGCCTGACCGGCTTTGTCGATCATGATGCTCTCTTTTTCTGTTATGGTTTGGGAGCAAACGGCAAAAGTACAGGACTGATGGCGCTCCGGTATCTGCTAGGCGATCAACTTAGCACCATGGTGGATGTGAACACGCTTCTTGGCACCAGCGGTGACGCAACGATGGACTACAAAAAAGCCATGCTTGAAGGAAAGCGCCTGATCATCACGGACGAGCTGCCAGACAACAAGAAGATTAACGAGAGCATGGTAAAAGGGCTTTTGGGTGGTGAGGACATTGTAGCACGCAGGCCGTATGAGCGGCCTTATACGTTCTCACCGACGCACAAAATTTGGATGGTCGGCAACCACAAACCAAAGATTTCAGGCGTGGATCACGGCATCTGGCGCCGCATCCACCTTATCCCATGGGAAGTGACCATCCCGGTGGCTGAGCGCAAACCCCGGTCGGAGATTTGGGACATCTTTAAGAAGGAGCTGCCTGGCATGTTGCTGCGTGCGATTGATGGTTATCTGGATTTTGAAGACCGAGGAGGACTTTGCCCGCCGGCTATGGTCAAGGCCGCAACCGAAGAGTATCGTATGGAAGAGGACAGTTTGCAGCAGTTCATGAGCGAACGAGTGATTGAAATGCCGGGTGCGCACTTTCCGATGCGTGACCTTTTTACCGAGTACAAGAACTGGTGCACCGCCTCCGGCGAAACGTCCGTGGTCGATACTGCAAATAAACTCACTAGAGCACTCAAACAAGCGCCTTATAGTATTTCCATCGGTTATGACAGCTCAAAGGTGAATGTCATGCAAAACCGCATTTTGAGGAGCTAAAATGGCAATTCCCGGTAAACCGGTAAATGCGGTGAAAATTCCCAACCTTTTTATATTTTGGCCACTTTCATTTTGGCCAAATTCCTAGAAGCCTAGGAATACAGCCTTCGTTTACCGGTTTACCGTAATACTATCTCTTCTCTTTATAGAGAAAAGAGAGATTATAGTAAATAGAGGGGGCTTTTGCAGGTTAGATCGGATTTTGCCGTTTTTGCCTCTGCGGAGCACTGCCTTTTCTCTCGTGTAGCGCCGCGATTTTCCGGAGGTTTTTTTTGGCGGTGTCATTTTGAGTGCTATATAATACACCTATAAAAACCAACACAAACACTAAGGAACTATAATGAAGGAAGAAACTAGAAAAGAGCCGACACAATATGCTTTGAGGATGAAAAAACGACGTCTTGCTAGTGCGGCCAGAGTGCAGGGATTGCTAGATAAGGCGGACAAGGCGCAACAAGAACGCGAAGACGCTTCTTTGCAGAGACAGCGCGAAAAAAACGCGATCGAGCGCGAATGGGCGGAAATCACGCAACCTGCCGACAAGTTGCAGTTCGCAGTGCACAAAAAGCTAGTGCTGCAGGCGAGCGTCAAAAACAAGGCAGGAAAGGCCGTGGGAGAGTGGACAGACCTCGATGCAAGACATTACGGCCAGACGATCAAGAACGGCCTAGAAATGGCAATGTGGGCCAAATACAAGGGCAGCAGCGGACACGCTCACCGGATCGTGGAAAGGACCGACGTGGTGCTGGTCATGCCGGGAGAATTACGGTGGAAGAAGTAGACATAAAAAACCCCGACCAGCACTCACTGGTCGGGGCTCCCCTTTTCCTAAACGTCCATTTTCCAGACTAAGGGAATAGAGAGGCGTCCGGCTCGGTGTCAAGAGCGATGCGTGGGAGGAGCTGACTGTCCTCGGTGTCTTGTCGCTGGATCGGGCGCGCAGGCCGGTCAGGCGGTGGAGCGATAAATATGGGCGTGTCGGAAGCGGGCGTATCGTAGGGGTGGAGAAAGACGGTCGGCTGGCGGTCGGTCAGGCGGGCTTCGAGAGAGATGATCCAAGTAAGGCTGGATGCCTGGGTGACGAGGAGCGTGATGAGGAGTGCGTTTTTCATATTGGTGTTGGGGGTGGTGCACATGAGGGGCACATAAGCAGACTAATAAATCCCGGCGGCAATCTCTGCCTCAATCATTTCGTCGCGGGTAATTAAGGTGTCGTCGCTTTTGACGATCTTGTAGGTGACGTAGGAGTAGCCGCCTGATCCTGGCCGAGTGCGAAGGCGCTTAGCGTCTTTTTGCTGGGCCTTGAGAGCGTTGGCCAGTGTGCGGTGATTGGAGAGGGTGGTGCGGTTAAATGTGTCGATTAGGGTGTACATATTGGGGTGTTGGTTGGGGTGAGTGGTAAGGGAGCGGTGAAGGAAGATTAGGCAATGTTGTTGCGGGCCATGGCGGCTTTTAATCCGTCGAGCGTGATGCCCTTGGTGTCGCGCAGGGCGCTATCGGCTTGGCTGGCCGACTTAAAGCCTTGTGAGTTGATCCAGACGCGGATGGCTGTGGTTTCGTCGGCGCTGAGGTTGGCGGCTCGCTCGTCGCGGTCGGCGCGCATGCACTCCATTAACTCATCGCTGATCATCTCGTGCTTGCTTTCGTGTGGGTTGTACCCCTCACGACCTTCAAGCTGTAGGCGGGAATAAGATTTAACCAGCGCATACGCTTCTTGCAAAGCGTTGCTCAGAGCAGCCAGGCGGGCGGTGTGGGATGTTGTTTGCATGTGGCAAGTATACTCTGTTAGGGGATAGAGTCAACGGATAATTGCATTATTTTATCAAATAAATAGGAAGGGGAGGGAGGGAGATCGTTTATTTGTTGGACTCTTCCCATGAATAGAAAGCGGATGTCGCGCATGGTCCGTAGAAGATGGGCTGGGCTCCGGGATGGTTGCGGGTCATCCATTTTTGCAGGTCGTATCCAGCCAAGGTCCATGAGCTGTGATCGCCTACGCAATCGGTGTTTTTGCCTGCGTGGTGGAAGCGTGGGCCGTACATTGTCCACATTGCTTTAATCCGGATTTGTTTGGTCATATTGGGCGTTAGGTAAAAGCGGGAGGGCTTGATGGGGCTTCTTACTTGCGGTATTCGCGGTAAACTGTGCCATCTGGCAACGTGACGGTCCGCGCTGCCGTGTGCGGCATATTGGGCGTGTTGCGCCAGCCGTCGTCGGTCATTTTGATCGAATCAAACTTGACCCATGTTTTAGGCCAGCCAGTCCAAGCGACCTGAGCGCGTCCGTCTTTGATGTCGATGACCTGGCCGATGCGTGGGGCGTAATGCGAGGGGGTTTTGATGTGCTGGACTGTGGAGCCGATGGTAATAGAGTTCATATTGGGTATTGGGTAAAAGCGGGAGGGCTTTGATGCGGTCTAGTACTTGTCAAAGTTGCCGTGCGCCTTGGCGATGCGGTCAAACGTGCGCAGGGCTGAGTCGCGCAACTCAACGGACATGTGAGCGGTTTGGCGGTCGAAGGTGCCGCGAACGAGGCGCAGGTGGCGGCGGCTGGTGATTCCCTTGCGGGCGGTCTTGAGGCATTGGATGATCGTCATGTAATCACTATACTCTAACGGGGGATAGCGTCAACAGACGATTTAATCTTTTTCGCTTTTTTTATGAGTGCATCAATGAGCAGTAGCTGCACCCAGACAGGCGGCTCGCTCGCGTGCTGCTCGTACTTTTGGAGCATCTTGAGCGGCATCTCGGGGATGAGTCGAGCGCACTGCGACTGGCTCAATCCATGCGCGCGACGGATTGAGATGAGGGTTGCTGCAAGGGTCTCGGTGGTGGTGGTGGTCTTGGTCATGAGTTGGTGACTGTACGCTGATGGGGGATGCGGTCAAGAGTCAATCCATGGTGCGTCTCTCAATAATGATAAACATTGATTGATTATCAAATATGATACGATTCTTACATATGAGAAAAAAGTACCATAATAGTTGTAGCCACAAAAACCTCGTATGGGAAAAGTAGTGTTCAAAAAAAGTCGAGTACGGGAAAACCACCCCCCGGAAAAGTAATCTCTTGAACACGTACTAAAAAGCAGGTTTCCGCCTCGCGCGCACAATTTGCGCTCTTGAGAACGAATCTCAATAGTATTTTACCACGAAGAATTGCAACTGGATCAAAAAAAACTCAAATTACAATGATATTGAGTTTGCGTCTCAATAGCGTTAGTGGTAAATCAAGCGCATCGACACCGACCACCCAGTTTTTCAGGTAGCAGCTCCCGAGTACGTCGAGCAGCCAGAAGACATCCTCGCCGAGCGCATCGTGCGGCGGTGGCGGCAACATGCGGATCTGAGCCGGGCGCAGGCCATCGACATTGTGAAGAGCGAGTACGTGCGATTTCAGATGGAACGCGAAGCACGCGACCTCGACCATTACAGCTACGCAAAAGGCATCAGCGCCGTCCTAGCCTACATCGCGGACAGTGCAACCCCAATGGTCGAGCTGGATGCGGTCGCTTACTGCTACGGGCTGATCGGTCGTGCGGAAGAGTCCATGGACCAGATAGCCAAGCGCCATCGGATTTCAAAGCAGGCATTTTCCAAGAAGGTGGAAAAAACGCTGGAGAGCTTTCACCTGAAACCCAAGCACGGGATGCGGCCACAACCTCAACGGAAGATTTACGAGTCAGTCCATCACGCCAAGTGGGAGCACATCGAACAAGACGCACCAAAATTATGACCAGCTACATTGCAATCGACCCAGGGGTAAACGGCGGGATCGCGTGGGGCGCCACCGCGCTTTCATCCTGCATGGGGATGCCGGACAGCGACACAGAGATAGCGGAGGAGATCAGCCTGCTCTACAGTATGCGGCCAGGCATCAAGTGCATCATCGAGGACGTGCCGAAGTTTGTCGGCAGGGCGCTTCCGGGATCGACCATCTTCCCGCTCGCGTTCAACTGCGGGCTTGTGCGAGGTATCGCGGTGTCTCTTCGCATGCCGGTCATTCTGGTCAGGCCACAAGACTGGCAAAAGCACTTCCGGCTTGGCACCAAAGGCGACACCGCCGGGACGACCGAGTGGAAGAACAAACTGAAGGCCGAGGCACAGCGGCGCTACCCACATCTCAAAGTCACACTCAAAACAGCGGATGCGCTTCTGCTTCTAGCCTACGCACAAGAAAAACAACTATAACCACTATGTTCCAACCAATCAAACTCGAAACCAGAAAGAACGTCGCGCGCTTCAAAAACATGCAGGTCGGCGAAGTGCGGGAACTTAACGCCAAGTCAAAGTCTCAGGCAATCGCGACGCTGCGCTTCCGCATGAGGAAGTACGTGCACGAGATTTACACGCTCGATGACTCATCCATGCCATTCAAATTCCGCCGCGACGCCTGATGCAACTAGCACTTCCAAACTTTGACACGTTCAGCCAAAAAGAGCTGGAGGACTTTGCAGCGATTGAGCTTTCCATGATGCGGGAGGAAGCGCAGGCCGCATCCACAATCAGCCAGACCGCATTCCAGCGCGCTTGGAAAGTCGGCAAGGCGTGCGTCAAGCTCAAGGAGGCAGTGAGCGAGGACGACTGGGAAGCATACGCAACCCAGCACGTCGGTGCCGGGGACTACTATGCGGTTTATCGCTGTATGCGCCTCGCGCGGATGTCGCCGGACAAGCCGCCGCTGCAAAAGACCGGGAGCAGCCAGTACAAGCAACTCCAGATTGCGATGGGGCTTGAGTCCGCACCAAAGACGACGCCGCGCAAGACGGACGTTCTCAAGTTCCAGAACCTCATGGCTTCCCTCGGCTGCATCAAACGCTGGTGGCGTGAGGGGCACGTCATCGAGACGCTCGATGCGGAGATGATCGCCGAAATCCTCGAAGACATGCAATTCCTTCAAGAAATTTATGAGACACTCAAAGAGCAGATTCCCGAAGCCACCGACACCGCCGCAAGTGGATAGAGAAATCATGTTGGGCGAGGTGCCAAAGCGGATGCAGCAGACCATGGACATATCAAGAGAGACGGTCGCTGACTCGCAAGAACGGCTCGGTGACACCGGCGTGCTCTTGCGTGAGTGGATCGAGTGGTGCGAGAGCACTGGGCGCGCTGCACACGCTGCGGATCTGATCGAGCGCAGCCGTGCGGAGATGCGCAATCAATAACAGCATGGATGCAACCACCGCCGAGGACACACAGAAGAAGCTGCAAGACCTGCTCGCGCGGGTCGCTGCTGGTCATCCGTTGTCCTATGCGGAGACCGAGTTCCTTAAGAGTCGCAACACCCAGCCGCGCTACGAGACTCAGAAAGATGTGGCCGACTTTTTCTCGATCTCGCCGGGCGCGCTACGTCGCTGGGAAGAGAAGTATCCGGAGGCATTTGTTAAAGGGCCAAACGGGTATGACATCGAAAAGATCAAGGCCGCAAGGCAGCAGTTTTTGGCCAGCGGCAAGTACACGCGGCTAAACGATGGTGACACGATCAACGTGGAAGGCGTGCAGGATGTGGCGTCGCTCAAGGCGCGCAAGATCCATCTAGAGTGCCAGAAGCTCGCCACGCAGATTGAAATCCTACAGGCAAAATACGTCTCGGTCGATGAGGTGCTGGCACAGGTCCGAGCCGTGATGTATGCAATCAAGGAGAAGATCAAGCGGGTGCCACCAGAAATGGCTTACGAGGTGAGCGGAGTGTCACCGGCGGAGGCCGAGGAGCGGTTACTTGTCTGCATCGACAAGATCCTGCGGGAGATGGAGCAGGAAGATTACATCAAGATCGAAGAGCAGCTCAAGGCGAAGAAGGTGGATGTCGAAATGATGGAAGTCGAGATCGCGCCAACCGAGCCAGTGAAGCGAGGGAGACCGCGCAAAAGCTGATGGCATTCTCGATCTACCCATTGATGGCGGAGGTTTGGCGGCCAACGCCGAAGCTCCCGGTGGACGAGTGGCTGCGCACGCACGTGCGGTTCGAGCGCGGGCCCATCCTTGGGTCGTTCGATGTGCGCAATTCGCCATGGATTAAGGCACCGCTTGAAGAGCTGCGGAATCACGAAACGCGCGAAATCATCTGCGCGTGCTCGGTGCAGAGTGCGAAAACCGCTTTGGCCGAAGGCGCCATGTTGTACCTGATCGCTGAAGAAGGCGGGGATATGTGTCTCTACTTGCAAACCGACGAGCACGCCGATGAGTTCCTTGATACGCGATTCAAGCACAGGATTCTGGACTGCAAGCCGGTGCGGGCAATGCTCAACAAGGGAGACAAAAGCATCCAAAAGCGGACGGTGGCATTCGCTCACATGACCCAGTACGTGATGGGCGCCAGCAACATTCACAATCTCCAGTCAAAAGCGGCGCGCTACGTCATCGGGGACGAGGCCGCATACTGGACGCACGGGCACATCGACGAGTCACGCAAGCGGACAACATCGTTCGACGCGCGCAATTCCAAGCGCATTTACGTGAGCACACCCATGAACAACAGCGGTGAATTTTACGAGAGTTTTTCCGCCGGATCATGCAGCGAGTGGCATGTGGCTTGTCCTGCGTGCGGGGAAAAGTGGCCGATGGTGCTGGGTCAGCTCAAGTGGGACGGTGAAGGCGCCAAGCTGGCTGACGGCAAATACGACCTCGCGCGGATCAAGAACACGGTCAGATACGAATGCCCCTCGTGCAAAGTCCACCTCAAGGACGAGCCGCAAGTCCGCCGGCAGATCGCGAACAGCGGGTTCTATCAGAATCAGAACTCGGCGCCAGACCCGCGCGTCAAGAGTTACCACTGGAACGCGCTGACCGTGCCATGGGTAGCGTGGGACACTATCGCCAGCGAGTTCTTGAAGGCAGAACACGCGCGGAAATTGGGTGATTACTCGCCGCTCGCGGAGTTTGTACGCAAGCGGCTGGGTGAGTTCTGGGATATGCGGGAGTTTCAGAGCGAAGAGGTCAATTTGTCGGGCGGTTTCGCGATGGAGGAGCCGTGGGAGCAAGAGTTTAGGCGTTACATGACCGTGGACGTTCAGCGTGACTATTTCCGCGTCATTGTCCGACTTTGGGCGCAAAACGGCGAATCTAGACTCTTTTACGCGGGCGAGCTGCATACATGGGCGCAACTGGCCGACCTACAAAAGCGATTAGAAATCACCGACAGGCGCGTGTTCGTCGATTGCGGCTTTGAGCGGTACCAAGGTGAGGTTTACCGCCAGTGTGCGGCCAATAATTGGATCGCGCTCAAGGGCGACAAAGCGCAGTTCTTCACGTGGACATTGCTGGACAAGCGGACAGGCCGGAGCCGGTCGGTCAAACGTCCGTATTCGCAGATCCAACACGTCGATTCCGGGGTGGGACTTGCACGATCCAAAGTCCGCAACGCTCGACAGGCTGACTTGTGCGACCGTATTGTCTGGAGCAGCGACTACATCAAGCTGGTTCTGCATCGTCTGCGCGCAGGCCAGGGGGCATCGTGGCAGATCGCGCACAATGCGCCGAAGTGGTACTTCAAGGAGATTCAGAACGAGGTGTTTGTCACCGAGAAGGACAAGCGGACCGGCAAGAACAAGACGTTTTTCAAAAAGCTAGGCGAAAACCACTCGTTCGACGCCGAAGCCATGCAGGTGCTGGCCGCCTGCATCGAAAAGATCATCGGGCAGGCCGAAATCATCACAAACGACGTGGAGGCTGTCAACGCTTGACAGGCTGAGTGACTTTATGGGCGGACCTTCAATTCTACGATATGCTTCGCTGCAATTTTGCGAAACGCTTTACGATCAGTGCTTATCGGCGCTGACCGAAGGGCAGGGCACCATCGTGATTAGCACATCCGGCGGCGGTGAGTCCGAAACCCGCGCGTCTGGATCAGACGGAGGCATTCCCGTGATGACCTTGATGAGGGCGGTGATGCGGAGGATGCACCAGCTCGACCCAGTGAAGTACCCGGGTATCTCCAACCGCCTTAAACCTGACTTTTCAACCTTTCCGCTATGAGTTTCATCGAACAAACGATCAGGTTTTTCAGTCCGGCAACCGCCTTGCAACGCCAACGCGCGAAGGCGCAGCTTGAGGCGGGCGACAGGACGGGCTACTGGCGCGTCGGGGCGCAGTCATCGACTAATCGCCGGGCGAGCGGGCAAGCACTGGATCAGCCTGATTCCAGCCGCAATCACACCGACCGCGTGACGCTCATCCGGGAGGCGCGGTGGCTGGAGGAGAATAGCAGTGTGGTGAAGTCGATCCTGCGCAAGTACCGCACCTTTTCGGTGGGCCGCTTACAGTACGTGCCGCGCACCAGCTCCGAGGAAGCCAACAGAGCAATCACGGCTTACGTGGAAAGGTGGATGTCGAGCTGCGACCTGACCCGGCGCCACCACTTTCGGGTGCTGGCCGGGTTGGGTGTCACGTCGATGAAGCGTGACGGTGACATTGGCTACATCGTGTCCGAAGTGCCGATGACGCAGCTCGACGAGATGCTCAAAATCAGTCCGATCCGGCTACAGGCCATCGAGGCTGACCGCATCGGCTCGATTCCTAATCGCAACGGCACGGATGCGAAGCCGTTTAAGCCGCTTAAGAGAGGCGAGCAAGACTTTTCCGGCGTCGTCATCGACTCAACCGGAAGGCCGATCCGATATCGGATCTACAATCGCAGCCTAACCGGTGAGTCCATGATGCCTGCGCTCGAAGTGCCAGCGCAGGAGTTCCTTCACCTGTTCGACCCCACCCGTCTTGACTCTTATCGCGGTTTCTCGGCGTTCGACGCGGCAATCACCGACATCAAGGATCTACAAGAGATCCTCGCGTGCGAGAAGATCTCAGTGAAGTACCTTTCCTCGATCAGCGGCGTCATCAATAATGCTGACGGCAGCGCAGATCAGGACGTATCTCTGGATACGACGCACAGCGACTACATGTCGGATGCGGATCGGCTGAAGAAGGTGGAGCCGGGCGCCATTCAGTACCTCGCAGAAGGCGAATCGTTCAACCCGGTTGATTTTAACCGACCTTCACCGACTTTTAACGGGTTTCTTGACACGCTCGTGCGCTCGACCGGGCTGGCTGTCGGGCTGCCTTACGGATTTATCTACTCCTGGGCGGGACAAGGGACAGCGGTCAGGATGGAAGCTGCGCAGGCCGCGCGTGAGTTTGAAATGACGCAGCTAACGCTGGAGGAGAAGCTTCTGTATCCGATCGTCATGCGGGTCATCGCTCGCGGTATCCAGCTCGGTCACCTGCCAGCCGTACCAGACTTTGATGCGGGGGAGTGGCGCTTTCCGGCCAAAGTCACCGCCGACATCGGGCGCGAATCGAAGGCGCTCATCGACGAGACCATGGCCGGGATTATCAGCAAGACGCAGATTGCAGCCGATCGCGGTGAGGATCGCAACATCATCCGCAGTCTGCTCCGCGCTGAAGCCATGGAGCTTGTCGAGGACGCCAAGATGGTGCAAGACGCATCTGGCGGAGTGCTGGATCTGCCAACCGCCATCTACATGCTGGAGCGGCGGGCTCCTAACGCGCCAGCTATCCCGGCGCCAGCGGCTGCGCCTGCGGAGGACGTGCCAGAAGTCGAGGACGAAGAGTCACCCGAGGACGAGGCCGAAGACATCGCCGAGGACGAAGCCGAGGCTGGTAGCACTGATTGACATCGGGGCGGCCAGTATGCTCGTCAAAGAAGAGATTCAGACATTCGCAGCGTTTCAGGGGAAAGTTTCAGGGAACACCATCATGGGTGTTTCTCTGATCCAAGAAGGCCCGGCGCTGGGTCACGGGGTGTTTGTGGACAAGCGTTCGCTCAACAAGTTTAAGTCCTTGGCAATCGAGAAGGGACGGGTGAAGGCAAAGCTAAACCACTTCTCTTCGGTCGAGGATACCGTCGGGTATTACGAGAACTTCCGGGTGAGCAAAGGCAAACTGCTGGCCGATCTGACCCTATTTGACGCGCACAGCGGAAAGGAGATGCTGCTGGAGATGATCAACGAAATCCCGTCCGCTTTTGGCGTCTCCTTGATGTTTGCAGCGGATGCGCCAGAGTTGGACAAGGAGAGCGGCAATTACATGACCCGCCCACGCGGTTTGTATTCGGCTGACTTTGTAGACACACCCGCAGCCAATGCTGACGGCGTGTTCTCGGCTGATCAGATTGACAGTGACGAAGATGTTATGCCAATTGACCCACCGGCGCCTGCGCCAGAACCTCAAGTTGATTTCTCCACTTTGATCGCGGAGCAGTTCGCCGCTTTCACTGCTAAGTTTGACGAAGTGGCTGCACAGTTTGCTGCTGACAATGCCAAGGTGTTAGCCGAGTGTGAGGCACTTAAGGCCTACGTGGAAGCGTTGCAAGCTGGCAACAGCGACATTGAGCTGCAAGCTCGACTGGCCGCCGCCGCTCCTGCTCCTGCTGCGTTTGCCGCTCCTATCAATGAGCCGGAAGTCAAGGTACCATCCATCTCCTACCACGAAGCCAAAAACCAAGCCATCGGAACGGCTACCGGCCTTGATCGCTTGAAAGCGGTTCGTGCGTTCACCGAAAAATTCCCAACCGAAGCGGTCTACGTTTCGGCCAACTCATAACAACTTTCTACCAAGACCATGCCACACGCCAATCTTCTCGATATTGCCAAACTTAACGGCTCCGACACCATCGTCGGGCTGATTGAGGAAACGCTGACCTACGCTCCAGAGGTTCAGATTATGCCAGCCCGCACGATCCGCGGCACCAGCTACAAAGTCGTCTCTCGCACGTCTTATCCTGGCGTCGGGTTTCGCGCTGCTAACGAAGGTTCGACTCCGACGAAATCGAGCTTTGAAAACCAGCTCATTGAGTGCTATATCCTCAGCGGCGCCGTTCAGGCCGACATTGCAGTCGCTCGCGCTTACGAAGACGGCGAACAAGCGTGGAAAGACATTGAGTCCATTGGCGTCATGCGCCAAGCCATGATCGAGCTTGGTTCACAGGTCATCTATGGAACGTCTGTTGATGCGAAGGGCTTTCCCGGCTTGCAGGCTATCCATACCGCTTTTAACTCCGGTCTGGGTGCTTCCGCGCTAACGGTCGATGCAGGCGGAACAAGTGCTGGTACTGGCTCTTCGGTGTACGGCATCAATACTGATACGCAAGGCGTACAGCTCGTGTTCGGCTCCGGCACCACTTTTGAGCTTGGCGAATGGCGCATCGAAAACGTGGGAACCGACTCGGTCTATCCTGCGCACGTTGCTAACTTGACCGCTTGGGTGGGTATGCAGGTCGGCAGCAAGTACAGCGTGGGCCGCCTGAAAGACGCTACCGCTGATTCGGGTATGGGTGTCACCGACGCCAAACTTGCTGAGTTGCTTAGCAAATACCCAGTGGGCTACCGGCCTAATTACTGGCTCATGAACCGCCGCTCGGCCTTCCAGTTGCAGGTCAGCCGCTCAGCTTCCACGGTTCAAAACGGTGTCAAAACCTCTAGCGGTTCTGAGATCTTTGCCCCTCTACCTACTGAGTCGAACGGCATCCCGATCGTCATCACCGATTCCATCCTCAACGACGAAGCTCTTACCGCTTAATCTCTAAAGAATTATTACAATGGCTAACGAATTTTCTCGAAACATTCAGGACGCGGACCTGACCAAGGCTCGTCTGCTGACCGCCTCTGACGGCAACGTCCAATCCCCTGACCTCGACCTCGGCACCAATTCTAAAGGGTTTTTCCCTGAGAATACCGAAGTAGAAGTCTTGATCCCTGCTTTGACTGCTACGCAGCTCGCATCAGCGGACACGATCACCATCCTCTTGCAGGGTGGATCAACGGCCACTCCGACGACCAGTTTGGGTCTTTCGGCGGTGCTAACCGGCACAGGCAGCGCAATTGCTCAAACATCCTTCCGTTTCCGGCTGCCTTCTCCCGCTCCGCGCTACGTGAACGCTAAGTTCACCACAGCCGGCACTACGGGCGACATGAGCGCGGTGAGCGCCTCCGTCAGACTGCTGACCTAGTTTTTGGTGTTGGGTGTTTTCATCGTGGGCGGCTGACAGGGTTCTATCCTTGTCAGCCGCTTTTTTGTATGACCTACGCTCAACGCATCGCCTCCGCGCATGGCCGAATCCGCACCAAGTTCGGGACGGATGCCAGCGGCGCGCAACTTTACGTGTGGCATAACAACGTACAGATTTACGCCTATCAGCCGACCGGCAAGAACAGCCGCAACCTGATGGCTCAGATCATCGTCAAGGACGACACGGTGAGCGTGATTGCGACCAAAGCGCAGTTTACTACGGTTCCAAAGATCAACGACGAGATCAAGATGGGCACTGTGTTGGCCACAGCGGTCGTCTATCGTATCGACAGCGTGACCACTACGCAGATCCGCCCGTTTTACGATCTGGAGCTGATTGACCCAAACATGGAGGCGACGGCGGCATGAGCGTTCAGATTAGGATTGATACAGATAATTTGGAAAAAGCGATGGCTGCTTATGCCAAAATGAAGAAAAAAAGCGATATTTCTGTTGTAAATAAAGGAATGCGTTTTTGGCTGCCATTCGCTGCAAACAAATTAAAACAAAAATCTACAACAGCCGCAAGAGTGCGAATTGAGTTGACCGGTCAAGCCAAGCGGATCAGTCGAGGAGAAAAGAAAAAGAAAACGCAGCTCACGAATACCGTAGCGGCTGCGATTATTGCGGCACGACTGAGGAAACAAGGCCGAAACCACTTTCCGCGCGCATCCAGTGGGCCGAAATCCGCAGCGTTTGTGGGTGAGTTTTACGCTATGTCGGAGCGGTTTATTAATGCGCGGGTGCGTTCCATTGGCTACCTTGCGGCTGGTTTTATCCCGGCTTATAAAGCGTTTAATGTCCCACAAAAAGGAATGCCTAAAAATCAAAAGCGTTTTAACGGGCGCTCAATCGGCACTAAGGCGGTTCCAGTTTCAAGCGGCAAGGTCACAGCTTTTGCCAGCGTGAAGCGGCTGGGCGCCTTCCTAGTCGCACCAAACGCTTTCAGTTCATCTATTCCCGAAGTGCGTCGGCAGTTCATTGAATGGATGGCGAAAGACGTGAACGAAGTCGCCAAGAAAACAGGATTCAAGAAATGATCACCTACCCAATCTGCCCCTCCGACCGACTACAGCGGCGCCTGATTACGGTGCTCGATGACGAGCTTTTGCCGTTGTCAGCATTCACCGGCTTCACGCTCTGCGACGACCGCGAAAACGACGAAGTAAAGCTGCCGTTTATCGTGGTGCGGGTGACCGAATCCGACGAAATCCCGCAGGCCGGGACCGTCTGGCACTGCCGGTTAAACGTGAACATGGTCGAGGATCGGCAGGAGGCGAATCTGATTCTGGGTGGAGACAATCGACCAAGGCACGAGCTGCGGGCGGAGAATATCTCCGCGCTGCTCTTCGGCGTGTGGGACACGACCACACTGGGCCAAAAGATCAACGCAATCAGCAACGGCCAGGGCGTTTACGTGCTCAAGCAGCACAGTAACAATATGACGCCGGGGTCGAGCGAGAATGACACGCTCTCGACCGAGTACGCCTTCACCATCATCTGCGCATCCACGCAGCAGTAAGATTGACACCCACTCTGTAAATATGCCTGCCGTCGCCGCTTTGATTCAACACGGAAACATTCCATCCTCAACGCTGCTGGATGAGAGCAATGCCGTGACCCCGGACATCCTCGTTCAGTCTTTGACGATCACGGCAGCGCGTGACGAGAAGGCTTATCTTAACGCTGCCGGAGCCACCTTCGGGCTTGAGTACCGCAACCCGACGATCACCTTTGCGTTCGACGGTTACCTGTCCAACAAGACGACCGGACTAGCCAACCAGCACCCAGGCACGCAAGTCACCACGCTGGCCAACTTTACAGCCAACACCTACGGATTCGTCCCAGCGGATGGCACCATGATCTTCATGGACCCAAATCGCTCCGAGACCAATACTGAGATGGCCAAGACTACCTTCTCGGTGAAGCAATACCCATTTGTTGTGTAATATGGAAAGCTGGATCGCCTGCACGGACGTTGATGTAGCGTCCGCTTTCATGACCATGGGTGTCGTGATGAAGCCAGTGGTGCAAGTGCGGGCGGACAATGGAAAGGAGTATGTCACGATGTATCTTTCCACGACATCGGTGACGATGCCGGAGATTAACGTCGGGCACCTGATGAAAGCGTTGATGTCGGGTGAGCTACAAAAGCTCGATCCGCACCACGAGCTTCTTGGCTACTTAATGGCTATCAAAAACAGACACGCGGCCAAGCGCGCGCTTGACTCAGCAGAGCGCCAAGTGCTAATTACGAGGAAGGGCACCACCCGCACAGCTTATGTGCGCGAATCCATTACCAACAAGGGAATGGAAATGGCTGACCGATTTCTTGCAACTGGCCGACCATGATAGACATTCAAACCCAAGAGGACGACGGGATTTCACTCGTGAACCTGCCGAACGAGCAGGAGCAGCGCAGAACAGACGCATTCAATGCGGCTTATGAGTGGAAGGGGAAAACTTTTGAAGGCGTCTCGTGCTCGCGAAAAGACATCTGGGTTTCAATGTGCCACAAGTCCGGCTTCCCAACGCTCGATGCCTGCTTTGACGAGTTCTCGCTATTCGCGCCGCTCAGCAAGGTGCTGATTTTCGTTTGCATCACGCCGACCGCACAGCTCCGCAAGCTGCGCGCGCAAGGCATCCAAGCGTTGATTGATGCGTGCGATGACTGGATCGACGCCAACATCAAGATCTCAGAAGAGCGCGACGCGATCAGTCTTGGACTTCGCATCCTGAACGACTCAACGGCCAATCAGTCCGAGGTGGTGCAAACAGCCGGCGCCGAGGGAAAGCGTTAGCCAGTCCGGTCTTTCAAGCGCACTACGTGTCATTGGTGCGGCCAATCACTGGACTGACGGAGCAGGAGGTGCTGTGGGAGCTGCCTCTGTGTCGCGGGCTTGCTTACCTGCACATTGCACTGGTCAAGGAAGGCATCGAGACCCAATGGGTCGGGCACGACATGATGGAGGACGAGACCATCAAGAACGCGATGGATTACATCCAGCGGCGTAAGACGAATCGAGTTGTCAACTCATTGACATAACCAGCAAGTTCATGGCAGCTACGCTAGACGCATCACTCAGGCTCGATTCCAGTCAATTTACGTCTGGGCTAAGCGAATCTATGCGAAGAACAAACGACGCCGTTTCTCGGATGTCGTCGGCGTTTTCTATGCTGAAAAATATTGCCATAGGTGGAGCAGTAGGATCAGCTTTTGCAACAGTTGCTCAAGAAATAACAACCACTTATGTTGAAGCGGAAAAACTCCAGAATGCGTTAAAAGCCACAGCGGGCAGCGACATTTTAGGGATGAGTCAATATGAGCAATTAAAAACGCTTTCTGCTGAAATTGGAATAAACATGAGCATTGCAGCAAAAGCGACGCTGCAACTGCAAGCCGCCGGAATGGCTGCATCAGATGCGTTTAAAGTAATTCGAACATTTCAGAACGCAGTAGCATCAAGCGGAGGAGGCAGCGAAGAGTTGGCACGACTGCTTTATGGATTTAAGCAGCTTTATGGTTCAACAAAACCAGTTCAAGAAGACATTAATCAAATTAATGAAGCGTTAGATGCGGCTCCGTTTTTGTTTAAAAAAGCGTTTGGATCAGATCGCTCTGAGGATCTTCAAAAACTTAAATTAAGCGGCCAACAAGTAGCGGAAGCATTAGTAAAATCGGCAGAGGCAATGCCTAAAATGGCGCGCGGATTAGGCGGTCAAATTGATGCTATTAAAGCAAAATTTGAATCATTAAAAGAAATGATGGGCGAGGAAAGTTCTGGAGCAACAAAAGGCATTGCTGGCGGGCTCGCCTCTTTTTTAGATTATATAATTAAAAAAAGAAAAGAAATAAAGGCCAACGAAGAAGCCTTTTCTATGTCGGCGGCTGGGATTGATCCAAAGAAAGAAACTGAAAAACAAGCTGCTGAAATAAAAGCTGCTGAAGCAAAGAAAAAAGCGGAATTTGACACATTAAAAGCGGCAGCGCAGCGCAAGAAACTTCAAGAAGCTTTAGATAAAGGCAATCAGGAAAACAGAGACCTAGACGCCATAAAGTGGCAGAATGAAGAGCGGTTTTATCAGGAGCGAGACAAAAAAAACAAAGAGGCGCAAGACGACGCCAAGAAGGCAGCCGATCAGGCCATCTCCGATGCGAAGGAGCTGCTGAGCTTGCACGAGGACACGGTACGCAAAATCAAAAGCGTACAGGAATCCGTGTACTCGGCTCAGCAGTCTATGGCCGGATCTGATGCGGAGAAGCTGACCAACGCTCAAAAAGCATTGCAGGCAGAAGGAGAGTTCTTGATGGGCGACGATCCGGGCGGGTTCGACAAGCTGAGCGTCTCGGCGTTCGAGGATGCGGTCAAAAACGGACGCAACGTGACGGAAGGTCAAGTGGAGCAATACAACCGCATCATCGGACTCAAGGAAGAGATCCTTGGTCTTGAGCAAAGCATTACAGACGAAGCCAAGAACGGAGCCGCTGAGCTGCGCGATCAGAACCGCGAAGCCGTTCAACGCTCAATCGAAAAGGCAGGCCGCACACCAGCGGAGAGGAAGCAGGAGATCCGGGACAACAATGACATGCAGCGCCAACGCCGGAGAGCGTTTAATGACGACGTGCGAGATGAAATGACCCGGCTAAAAAAAGAGGCTGAGGAAAAGAACAAGGGCAGAAACATTCTTGAACGGGAAAAAACAGATCGCGAATCATTTCGCGAACAAGCGAGAAAAAACATTACGCCAAAATGGGCCGACGCTCTTCCTAAAGAGGCGACACTTGTGGACATTAGAGACATTCTCAAAAACCTCGCAGCCGCTTAACCATGCCAACGCCACCAACAAACCATACGCACTGGCCCGGATCAACTGACCCAATCCTCGCAGAGAACGGACTGCGCTTGTCCGTGTCCGAAAGCGGCTGGGACACGATGACCCTGAAGTACTGGGGGAGGACCGACACGCCAGCAACGTATGCAGCTACCCACTTTGCGACAGGGATGCAGCCAGCGTTTTACCCAAACATGTATTACAACGGCGTGACCGTCACGCAGGAGGGATCGAACATCTACTCGTTTGATGTGCAGGCGGCGGGCTTGCTCGGCGCGCAGGCGGTCAAGCGCACGGTATCCAGCAAGATCCAGTCTTACAAGAGCGGCCTAGGCACGGTGCCGGGGACAGGAAACGAAGGCGAGATTCAGGGGCAATACATCAACTTAAGCTGCACGTTTCATCAAGTCACGGAGTTTTTCCCGAACACCGCCACAAGGCCGGAAAACGCTATCGCACTCGGGCCGCTGCCATTCCCGCCAACAAACCCGTTTACGACAGAACCGACAACTCCGGTTTTTAACTTTCCGTTTGGCTGGATTCAGGACGGGCTAGAGATTGAGACGATCAACGGTGATGGCGTTTCCATCTACCTTGTAAAGCAGTCGATGGTCTACATTTACGAATACATGCCGGGCTGATATGCTGCCAGAACTCCCAGTCATCGACCCGAAGGTCAACGGCGGT